GGCCATGTCGGGTGGCAAGGTGGACGACAATCCGCTGTTGACCGGTGCTCTTGGTGTGTACAATGACGTTCTCCTGGTTGAGTCTACCCGCGTCCCTCAGGGCGTGAATAGCTCGACCAGCGTGGCCGTCAGTGGCACCAGGCGTGCGATCTTCTGCGGTGCGCAGTCCGCCGTCATGGGCTGGGGCCGGTTGGGTGGCTCACCTCGCCGATTCCGCTGGGTGGAAAAGCAGTTCGACTACGACCGTGAGTACGGCGTGGCGGCTGGTTTCCTGGGTGGAATCAAAACCTGCAACTACAACAGCAAGCCGTTTGCGACTATCGTAATCAGTTCTTACGCTAACGCAAGCCAGCCTGCTTCATAAGGAGGGATAGCTATGACTGCTGCCGCAACTACCGTTGTGACGCCGGTTGGGGCTTCTTTCCCTCCGGCCGCAGCCAATATGGGGGTAGTCCCCGTTTGGTTCGAATACACTTGTGCGACCACGGACTTCGACAACATAGACGACGAAGTCGTCCTGTTTGGCCCGATGCCCGATGTCGCCTACATTCGCAACGTCGCAGGATCTCTTGTCCTGGATGTGGATGGATCGCTAGCTGCTAGCGATTTGGATTGGACCTTCGGGTTCGGTACTGTTGCTGGCGTCTTGTCGGTGACCCTCTACACCGGTGACGACATTGCGGCTGGCGCTGCTGGGCATTATCCCAGCGTTGCCATCGCAGGTTCTGGCGCCTGGATCGACATCGGTGGACTCTACTTCGGTATCGTTGTAGACGCTGCTGCCACGACCCCTGTCGCAGCCACGTTGTCGGTTGGTTTCGAGTACAGCCAGAATGTTCGGCTGAACACCGGGACCTAAGTTCTTCGGGGAGGGGGGCGACTCCCTCCCCACCTTTTCATTACCTGATTCGAGGCTGACATGGCTAAGTACAGAGGCGTAGCACGCGACGAATTTGGCAACACGCTGAGTGGAGCCAGCGTCACGGTGTACGACCCAGATGGCACGACCGAGTCTACAATCTATTCTGACTCCGAGTTGGCCACGGCGATGGAAAACCCGATCACTGTTGGTGATGACGGTACCTTTCTCTTCTACATCTTGCCGGGGTATTACGATATCCAGGTGGCGAAGAGCGGGTACACGACTCAAACTCTTGTAGATGAGGCCATCGGTGGCATCACTGGCCACCTCATCGGTGACACCCAGGTCAATGACGATGTCGCCCTTACTGCTACCGTCATCGACAATGATTTCGGCTTTGCGGATTTCTGGTCGGACGGGTACCTTGGTGGATTCGAAAACACCAACGGAGTGCTTACGTATGTTGGCACCCCCACCATCCAGGTGAGGGTCTCTCTCTCCTTGGCTGTCCAGCAAGGCGTGGCTGACCGAGTACTCAACGTCGGCTTGTATAAGAACTGGGACGTTGCGGGCCAGGCCGAGATTGCTGCTGTGGCGAAGGAGCTACTCAACGGCGCGGAGGACACCCTTGCATTCGCAGGTGGGGTTGATCTGGATACTGACGACACGATCACGGTAATCGCAAGTATGCAATCCACTCTTACAGCAGTCGCCTTCATAACCGGTGATCTCTTCTGTCAGGCGTTGGACTACTGATGTCAGAAATCGTCCTTATCTCCATAGGCACTCCGGGTAACGACGTTGACACGTTCGTGCAACGCGTCATCGCCGAAGTTTCGCGTGCCAGCGATGACGACGCGGACGCCATCAAGAGGGCGATGATCTCATCGATCCGCTACTTCCGGGATCACCGCTTCTGGTTCAACGAGGGTACTCATACATTCTCCCTAGTGGTGAATGACCAGGATTACCCGACAGAGACAGCCTCAGTCGATGGCCCGCCGGCCGACTGGATCAGGCCGGTGACAGCCTACTTGAAGCAGGGGAGTACCCGCTGGTTGGAGATGAACCAGGTGGGCATCAATGAGATGCGTTACCTGACCCCGACCGATACCACTACCGGTCTTCCTACGGATTGGTGCTGGTACAACAACGTGATGTACTTCTCGCCAATCCCGTCGCAAGCCGATGATGTGCGGTTCGATTACGTCAAGGACATTGGCACCCCGTCGTATCGCTGGACCGGCACCGAGTGGGCATTCACCAACCCGGAGGGTGCGGACCTCCTTGGCACATGGGAGTCCGATTGGCTCATCTTGGCTGAGGAGCTCATCAGAGCTCGGACCAAGTGGGACCTGTACTACAACTACTACGATGACGACAACAACGCCTTGAAGATGGGTGGGACCAATGGTCTGGGTGGCGCCGTAGGCATAGCCTACAACATGGTGAAGAAGACCGATTCCACTCGTCACGGCAAGCAGCGTCGGAGATCTATCGTGATATGAGTAGTCACGAACGTCAGTTTATCCAGTTCGCGGAGCTCGCTCCGGACGCGATAGAGTTTGACAACCCGCTACTGGAAGTAGCGAAGAACGTCACTCCATCGTACGGCTCTTATCGGCCGTTGGAGAAGCTGCAACGGGTTGGCACGGTCACAGATTCCGAACCAGTCACCGGTGGCTATTGCCACCTGGTGGCTGTTGGTGCACCCGACCTGCGCGTTCAGCCGTTGCAGGAGGGCTTCAATGCCCCAGTGATGACGGGGAACTGGTACACGAAGGATCTTGTTCTGCTGGACGATGCAGACGTCGATAACTACGACGCCTTGGTGCTCGGAGGATTTCACCCCGACGACACGACGTACATCAGGTCTGAGCCGATCAACGCCCCTGGGACCGACCCTGAGATCAGGTACAGGTTCGCGGAGCCGGCTCGCACCCCGGTTACGGTGGACACCGGTGACATAACCCTCCGCATACGGATGCGCTATGTCGGTGGTAGCGCCCGCGGGTACGATACGCACGAAGTCAATTACGTTCTGTGGGATGACGACGGTGCTGGGCAGGAAATCAAATCCGGTGTCCTTTCCTTCACCGAGGATACTGGCGAGTGGCAGCTCTTCGAGATTGAGCTCGACGCCGGAGAGATGGGGAAGATCACCGACTGGGCCAAGGTGGAGATCCAGCTCTCATGCGACTCTACCCTGGACGCAGCTGACGGCGAGGAGTACACCGTCCCCGAGGCCGATCACCTCGCAGAGAGTTGGGAGGACCAGGACGGCGGAACGGACGATCTGTTCGAGGCGATAGACGGACTGACGAACGCCGGCTCCGGTGATGATTCTGAGTACATCACCAGCCCCCAGGTCCCACCCGGCAAGAACTCGGTGGCGATCTTCCGCCTGGGTGATGCCGATGTTCCGGCGAATCCAGAGGACGGCGATTACAATGTCTTCGCCGACTTCTGGGCGAACAAGGCGAATGTCTCGATAAAGGTGCAGTACATCCAGTCGTACACCCCGGGCGACGATGATGACGATGACGCCGATGACTTCATCACGATCGCCGACGTCAGGTACAAAGAACTCTTCTCGAAGAAGATCGACAATATCAGTACCGATTCTGGCGCCCGCACGGAACTCAACCAGGCGTTGACTTCCGCGCAGGCCTATGCATGGGCCCAGGAGCAGGAGCCGGGGAAGGATGTCCTGGTAGCCTTCACTGTGACCTACGGTGGGTCATCCGGTGGATCTGGTGACAAGGCGTACCTTGTGCCGAGTGGCAAGGTGGGCAACTGGTACAATGGGGTGAACGGCGATTGGGAGGATATCGCCAACTGCGTCGGTGGTGACAAGACCAAGGCTACCACTGATGGCCTAGTCATCAATAGGCCAAGCCTGTATAGTAAGACGCGCATAGCGCTGGCTGATGGACCACATCGTACGGGTACTGGTGAACACAAGATATGGGTCCAGGGGAAGAACGCCGCCAACCTGATTGTCAGGTTGTTCTGCGGGACCGATGACATAGCCGATGACAAGAAATTCAACTTTGGTTCTTCGCCGACGTGGGATTCCTTTACTCTGTCATCCACTGAGGCCGCCAGGATTAAGGATTACGCCGACCTGGAAATTGAGTTCATCTACACTGGCTCTTATGAAATCGACGAGTGCTACATGGAGTATCCGGGTGACTCTTGCCGGGCCAACATCGGTGACACCTACATCGACGCCAATCGTGGCCTACATGCCGAGCTCTCCCTAGTCTCCCTGGATTCCAAGAACTCGAAGAACAACAACCTGGGTGACCGCAACGAGATCTTCGTCGGCACCAACTCCAAGATCTACGAGATCGAGGAGTCCGGTCACTTCGAGGATGTGTCACGCGATCCTGGTGACGCATATGGCCTGGCTGCTGAGGATGACGTAGCCAAGCTGTGGTCCTTCACTTCCTTCGGTGACGACGTCATATGCACGAATTATGCCAATGAGCCACAAAGGAGAGTCTTTGGGGATCCCCTGTTCACCGACCTCTACGACAGCGTTGACTCCGACGCGACCGAGCACCCCTGGGCTAGACACGCGGCCGTTATCGGAGCACAGCTTGTCCTCGCAGACATCAACCCTACGAGCTACACTGGTGGCAAGCCATTTCATCTCTGGTGCTCCAAGCCTATGGACCCTCAGTGGTTCGACGCAGCCAACGCTGAT